AACACCGCACCAGAAAAACACACCGTCATAGTCTATGACGCAGTCAGGAGACATGATAGACGTGTCTGTAGCAATCACATCAAATTGGAATACTGTTGCACCGCCTGTAAAAGTGGCACGAATCACAGCGTCATAGGCCCAAAATATACCTGCAGGTGCTGACCCTGAGCCTGCACGCAATGGCATACCCTTGACAATTTTTTGACCCCAAACCCTAGCAATGCCTGAACCTGAGCCGCTCAAATCAGTAAAGGTGCCTGGTACAGACCAACCCACAATACCTGCAGTGCCGTAATAAAACAAGTAAGGGAACAGCATCACAATGCCGCCTGTGGCATTTGCACCGGCTGGCAATGGAATCTCTCTTAACGCGGCAGTTCCAAGCACATCACCATAGAAAATCTGACCACCTGTATCGTTACACACGCACTGCAAATTAGGAGCTACGTGCGCAATGATAGAGTTAGCAGTTGTAGAAGCGTCATACGCCGTTTGGAACATCCACTGGTTGTAAACAGAACTAGCTATGGCATTTAAACCGCCAGCCATGTTGGTCACAGTCGTTGTGATGATTGTTGTGTTAGCCACAACAACAAACCCATTTGTAGGTTGACCAGCAGTTGCAGCCGTAATAGTGATCACAGCACCAACCGCAACAGCAGAGTAGTTTGGTGTAGACGTAAAAGCTGTGATGTTTGCCGCAACAGCAGTTGCAGTCGTAGGCAAGTCAGTTGTAAACGCAACAGCGCCTGATGTAATTGTCACGCCATTGACTGTGACGCTATTGACAGATCCAGCTCCTCCGCCTGTTAAGGTGACAGTTCCTGTTGCTGCTACAGCCACAGGCGTTCTAGAGCTGATGACAGAGCTATTTTTAGTTGCGTCAATCGTAAAACGCTCAACAGTAGACGCACCTGCAGAGTGGCAATACTGCAAACTTTGTTGAGTAAAGCTATTAAACCCACGAGAGATTTCAGTCAGATATTTATTAATTGAGCGGTAACCCGCAATTTTTCTAGGAAGTCCCCGCTGAAACCTGACCCATTGGCCATCAATGTAAAAGTCACCGTCGTACTTAGTGCCGTCTCGCTTAATGCCGGCAAGAGACTTCAGGACTATTGTTGATTCTGGCATTAGTAAGTCCCGCCATTAACTACGCCTGAGGGAGCAACGCCTAAAGCAGTCCAAGCTGCTTGCTGTGTTGCAGCAATAAAGATAGCATCACCAACAGAAGTAGAACCTAAATTAATGCGAGCTCCTGCTGCGGTTGTAGCACCGGTTCCACCATCGGCAATAGAAATTGGAGTAGAGATTGTGGATGTATCTGCATCAACAACATTAGTGCCATCACAATAAAATATCCCTCTAGCCCCTTGAGTAATAGTTACTCCTGTGCCTGCAGATGTTTTTACAGTCAGCGTAAAAGCACCAGTAGTGGCGTTGCTTACCCAATACTGTTGCACTGTGGCAGGAACAATAATTACACGGTTACCTGTCAAAACGCCGGTAAAGTTGTACGCAATACGATTTAATTCAGAACCAGTTAGTGTGTAGTTGCCTGTCCCTGCAACTGCAATTGAAGTGTAGTCAAACACAAATGTTGAAGCCTGACCAAACCCTAGTGTGTAGAAGTTTGTGCCATCACTAATAATTACAGACGACTCAGTTGGCTGGTAGGCTTTAGTTGACAAACCATCAATTGTGTTGATGCCGGATGGAGTAAGTGTGACTTGACCGCCGCCTGAGTTGCGCAAATACATAAACCAGTTATTGCCTACAACAGCGGCGCTTGGCAAAGTCAACACTCCAGCCCCTGACCCGGTCCACAAATACATCTTTGCTCTATCCGTATCGCCTGCCGTGTAGTTTGAATTGAACTGAGTAATAGGTACAGACTGAGACAATAGTGTGCCCACAGCCACAATGCCTGTACCTGCAAGAGCTGACGCATTAGCAGAAGAGACAGTAGATCCAAATTGGAGCGATTCCCACAAACCGTTTGTAGTAGTGTTGTCTGTCAAATAAACTTGCCAAACAGTTCCAGTAGGAATTGAAACAATTTGCGTACCACCGGCGTTTTTAACTATAAAAGTTTGAGCGCCTTGGTTATTGAACAAGATTGTGTTGCCAACGCCACTTTTTTGCGCATCTGGCAAAAAGATTGACCTACCTGAATTAGTAGCTGTTACATCAATAATGCGTGTTGCAAGATTGGTATTAGTACTAGTTTCCTCAGGCCAACTTAGCGTCACATCCACGGTTGTTAGCGTGATAGCGCTATAGCTAATCTCGCTTGGATAAATGTTTGCGCCACCAAAGACGTCTGTATAGATAGGCATTACGCTTCACTCCTATTTGCTGAGCGGTCCATGATGCGCTTGAGGTCTTCTCCATTGAGAGCCTGAGCAGCACGGTCGTACATTCCTTGCCACGTCTGAATACGCTCGTCTTTTTTAAGGAATGGAGCAGCCTCAAGTAAAGTTGCGTACAGCAACACGTCAGGGGCGTATTCAGTAAGATAGTTGGTTTGTAAGTCATCGCCCAAAAGGGCTGGTTGTTCGTAGTACAAAATCTCAAGAGTTTGTACTGTAGAAGGCGTTGGCGTTATCAGCCAATGCTGATAGTCATAGTCTGCATAGAATTGAGGCGCTGCAGTCTGGGATTCATTAGGCCAATAGCTGCGGCAATATTCGTAAGCCCTGGCAAAAATAGGCGACCCTGTGACAGTCATACTAATAGTGTCGCGCCATCTGTCAGGCTTAAGGTAAACAGCCACGCCAATGGATAAAGGGGTACTTACAGCCCTAATAAACCCTTGAATTTTAAGCTCTCGGGCAATGCGACGCTCACCTAGTGTAACTAGGCGAGGAAGCTGGTCGTAAACGATTTGGTCGCTCTCTTGTGTGAAACCACGCTCAAGGTAGCGTCGCACGTCCACCAGCAGACTGTCGTAAGTCATGCTATAGCTCATAAATACTCCATGGGTATTAGCCGCTGATTCAGCATGCGCAGTTTGATGAATTATAACCTTTAACCAACATTACGCTCAAAGTGAGGGCAGTCTACTAATGACTTAAAGTTGCCGCCCCAACGGTTCTTTGGATGTAATGTTTCCCAATATGCCCCAAGAGGAGCAAGAATAGCTTTGTCCCAAATGATCTTGCCGTCCTTAAAAAAATTCAAGTCTATGGCACAACGTTTCAAATGGATGCTGTTCATAGTCTTGGAACGCCCCGTCTTAAAATAAATGGCTTGCTGTTCGGGTGTACGAGCCAGTTCCCCGCCGGTCACCACAAACCCTTGGTCTGTAGCATATTGGATTAGCTTGCACATGTCCAGCAAAAATGCAGCTTGTTCGGTGCTTAAACTCATTTTTTGGCTTTCATATCAGCTAGTTTTTCAATCGTGCGCCCACCAAAGTATGCGCCCATTATCAACATTCCCCAGTTACCCAGCAAGGTGACATAGGACTCGTTGGCGTTGTATCCATAGGCAGACATCATGGCGAACAAGAAGTAACCTAGAAAAATAGCAATTAACGACATGGGGCGGATGTTCTTGGACAACCAGGAATCGCTGTTCATATCCGATTGCCAACGGTCTGTAACGTTGTTATCTTCGTTCTGCGCCGCTTTGGCAAACAGCTCCAGCTCAGCTAACTCCAGTTTTGCTTTCTCAATACCTAGCTCAATCAGGCGTTCTTCATGCTCAAACTGAAGCTGGCGCAGGTTGCTGACATCTTCTGCGGTTGGGTTATCGGGTATCGTCACGCCCAAGGTTTTTTCCACCACTTCCTTGCCCTTGGCTTGGATGGCAGACGACAGCAGGGTAAGGCCGTTTTGGGCTAGGCTACCCAGGAGGGATGCGACTATTGGAATCATTTATCTTCCTTTTTGAATGTAGTTTTCATTCCTGCCCTGTCTTCCAAGATGGCGATATGCAGGCGGTTTACTTGAATATCATCCCTGTTCTTTTGGATTTCTTTTTCCAAGTCTTGTCTTAACTTCTCCCTAGCCAACTCAGCGCCTGTGTTACTTGCTTGCTTATTGTCTGAAGTCACCACCAAGCTGATTTTGCTATTAAGGATGGTCACCTCATGGGATAAATTGGACAGCGCCGACATAAGGTAAACGACGCAAGAAAACAATAAAGGCAACAAAGCAAAGGTGATCTTCTCAATCAAGGCGCTTTTTGTTTCCATAGCTTGGATTTTTTCTTCACTCATTTTTTACCTCACGTTTCTGTTGTTCAAGTTCTCTGCGCAGTTTTTCCATCTTTTCAATCTGCTGTTTGGCATCATGCTTGGCTTCAAGAACATCCAAGTACAACATTCCAAGCAGCGGAAGCAGCATTACTACAAGCAAACAAGCTGCAATCCATCCCACAACTATCTCCCAATCCTGTACAAGAGGCCGAGGAGCAACCACATATATAGGAGGAATAGGATAGTCGCTAGCAGGTACGCCTGCCTTTCTTTTAGGAGCCGCTCCTCCTCTTTGCGTTGCCATGACTCATCATCCCGTTTCTTCCTTGCCTTGTCCTGCTCTACCTTAATGACATCCCGCATATCAAACACTTTTGAGTACAAGGCCCCCATCTCTTTTGGAGCGCCATATACCATCGCTTCTCTTATCTCAACCTCCAACAGCGCCATTTGGTCTTGAGCCATTACCCGCTTTAGGGCGGCTTCCATCAGGTTAGCGTCAGGGTCGTAGACAGTTTTGCTCTTCTCTTCCTCTTCCCTTATGTGGTCAGCAAGTTGTTCTTGCAGCTTGAAGAATTGAGACAACTGAGTAACAATGTCTGCCATGACTTGGGTTTCGTCAACGGCTACATAGGTTTCCTTCTTTTTCGCCACAGGCTTTGGCGTGTCTTGTTTTGTTCCAAAGAGCTTAGACCAGAACCCACGGACTTCATTTGCGACACCAACAACGTCATTGACGGCTGACTTGATTTCCATAAAAGACGTTTTTGCGTCTTTGTAGAGTTTGCATCCTTGTTTAATTGCGGCAACACAAGCGTTAGCTGCAAAGAGGATGCTGAGCGGGTCAATTTACAGCTCCAAGAGGTTTTTTACATTAGCCATTTAATTCACCCACCAAAGGCAACTACTGCCATTGGCGCTCCCGAAAACGTGCCATCTACAACTAATACGCCACCGCCGCCAAACGAAGCGCCAACAAATGCTAAAAGTATTCCACTCATATCACAGCCCCACAGTTAAAATTGCAGTATCGTCGGCAACAAACACAATGTTGATCAGCGCCCGTGGAGGAATCTCAAAGAAATTCTTGTTA